ATGGCGTTGCATGAGGAACTGCCCAAGCGTCCAGGTGTGTACGTTTTGCATCCAGACATCGATGATGAAGATGAACTGGACGGACACATGCGCAAGATTTGGGCGCGTGAAAACATGGGCGTGTTTGTCGATGAAGGATACATGGTCGGCAAAAACAGCAAAGGATTCAGACGACTGCTTACACAGGGTCGCTCCAAACACATACCTCTTATTACACTCTCACAGCGACCCGTTTGGATGGATCGTTTCGTGTTCTCCGAATCAGGCTTTTTTCAGGTGTTCCGGTTGCAACATACTGGTGATCTACGAAAAGTGAACGAGTTCATTCCGTTTCCTCTGGCGCGCCGTTTGCCGGAGTATCATTCTTACTACTATGACGTGGCGCGTAACGAAATTGGAGTGATGCAACCTGCTCCTGATCAGGATGCGATTCTGGATACATTTGACATGCGGTTGACAAAACTCAAAAAGGTGGTGTGAATTGGCGAAACGAAAGAAGACAACACGGAAAACGTTCGAAGAACGGCTAGCCGACGCTTCGCGTCGGGTCGAGGAACTCAAGCTCAAGAAACAGCTTGCCGACCTGCGGACCAGGAAGTCGTAAGGCCTCTTGACATAGACCTTACAACCTGTTAACGTCTTAAGAGGGAGGACCTTATGGCTGAAGAGACTATCATCAGTTGGACGCCGGCGAACTGGATCACCGTCGTGCTCATGGTCGGACTTGGATTCGCGCTGCTCGGTCTTGCAGCAAAAATCGTGCAACAGAAGCAAGGCAAATCGAGCTAGGGAAACAGCGATGGATAAGGTCATCAATTTTGAAATTCTAAAACATCCGCTGAATTGGATCATCGTGGTTTTGATGGTTCTCATCGCGGGCGTTGCGGCGCACTTCATTTTGTCTTATGGATCGATCAAAGGATTAGGGACGACGAAATCCTGATGCCTGAAAAGAACCCTGAATAAAGGAGAGGATTGTGGGATCACAAGCAAACTTATCACCTGCTAACATCAATCAAATCGCGCGTGCCGCCATCAAGGCTCGCGCGGTCAAGATGACACAACAAGTTTTCGGCGCCACTTATTCGGCATCGGGAACTTCGAACATTTCTCAGACTCAACCGGTTGTGAACGTGATTCCGCGTAACGTTGGATTGATCCTCGGTTTCTGGGTCAAGGTTTCGTCCACGATTACCAATGGTTCGGGAGTCACAATCGATCTTACCGATTTTGGACCCGCAAATCTATTCACTCAAATTCAGTTCAACGATCTGAACAACAACACACGCATTCAAACAACTGGATGGCACGTTGCATTCATCAATTCGGTGAAGGCCCGGCGGCCTTTCGCTTCGGCTCTCGTGAACACTACCGGTTTCGTTGATCCGATCAACTTTGGCGCGAACTGGACGCAGCAGATTTCGGCTCCCGCATCGATCAACGCCGCTAACTCCGGCACCGTGATCATGTGGTACTGGGTGCCTCTCAGCTACTCCGATTCAGACTTTCGTGGATCGGTGTATGCAAACGTCGTGAATGCCACGATGCAGCTCAATCTGACCTTCAATCCGACTCCCGTGGTAGCCAACGGTACGGACTCCACGTCTGCTATCTACGTGGGAGCGTCCGGTGGGCCTACCGCTTTGGCAGTCATCAGCGCGGCCACGGTAACCGTGTATCAGGTCTACCTGGATCAGTTGCCGACGGGTCCTGGAGGGGTGCTCTTGCCGATCCTTGATCTGGCGACGATTTACGAACTCAAGAACACGTCCGTCACGGCCATCACTCCAAATCAGGACTTCCCGATTCAGTACTCGAACTTCCGCGACTTCCTCTCCACCACTCTAATTTATGTGAACACTGGATCGTCTGGTGCGCGCGGTGTGGGAGCGGACATCAACTATCTCGCATTGCAATCGGCCAACTTCACCAACATCTGGAAGATCGAACCGGCGCTCTCCGCGATCATGACTCGAAACCATCTCCAAACGGATCTACCGCCGGGCACCTACTATTTCGGCTCTCGCGAGAAGCCGATCAGCACGGTGCAGTACGGCAACATGCAACTGATCATCAACGCTTTAATCGCAAACACGGGAGCGTACGCGCTGCTTGGCTATGAAGACTTCGCTCTGGTCCAGACCTTGAGCATGGCCGGTTCGCTGGCGGCTTCCTAAGCTCACGCAAGTGAGGGAGCAGGGGCTCCGTGGCAAAAACCTCCGTGATGTTCCGGGGCCCCTGGAAAAAGGAAACAAAAATGGGAACATCAAATACAGGCTTCATTCAGGAGATCATTGGATGGTTCAAGCAACCATTCGACTCTCAAGGCTCGGCTTTGAATTGGGCTCTATTTGTAGGCTTGCTTATCGTCATTGTGTGGATGTGGAATATCATCCTCATGAAACTCGCGAACGATCTATAAGGAGAAAACCATGTCAGTACGTTGGTGGCACATTTTAGGGCTAGTGATTCTCGGCTATGCCCTCGGCTATTGGATGCCGAGCTTCGGCAAGATGACGCTCGGCAAGCTTGGCATTATGCCGTCGGCTTGATCATGCTTGAAAACGAAGATACGAAAACGGCGAAAGTGGAAAGGGAGGACCTACCCGATGTCGATACACGGGCTAAACGCGGAGGAATGCTTAAAGTGACAGCGCAGCAGATGACCGCAAGAGCCGAAGCGCTCGAAGATGCAGCCGGGCATCTTATGCTCGACTGGACGGATGATGAAACCGAGCGCGAGCAAGGCCATATTCTGTCGGCCAATTGGATTCAAGAGGCGCATGTCTGGCGCATCAGGGCAGAGAACGCTGGAGTTTCCGCGTTTCAAGAGCCGGAAACGGGACCGCGCGATCGAACGAAAACTTTTCGTGGCCTATATGAGGATGGCTATCGGGAAGGTGTTACCTTTGTGATGATGGCCTTTTTAATGGCCGTTATGATGACGCTGGTTTTAAGGAGGGTTTTTGAATGTTCAGTTTGATTCAGCCTACTTTGGTCCCCAACGGTGGGAACTTCTACGGGAACATTCCCGCATGGCATCATTTCAACATCGCGGTCGATGCTGTCAATTTGAACTTTGTGGTCACGGCTCCGGATGGAACCGTGACGACCGTGGCCCTTGCTGCCGGACTGACTCAGGACGTGGTGCTCTGCCAGCTACCGGCGAATGCCTTCTTTCATGCCGTACGCGAAAAAACAGTGGTTCCGTTCGCGGGTGCTACGACGATGACGGCCAAGGTAGGCGTGGCGGGTGCGGATACGCTCTACTATTCAACAGCGTTCGATTTGACGACTGCCGTTTCAGCTACCGGTTTCGCACCCGCCACGACGGCAGGATCGACAGTGGGCTGCAATACGACGGCTCCGATCAATCTGGTGGTTCTGATTACCACCACAGTAGCGGACATCAACGCGCTTACCGCCGGATCTGTGGATGTGTGGGTGCTCTTGAGCGTGCTTGACGCCACCGTCGGAAAGTAATGAATCAGTCCTCCATCATCGCCGCTGCCCTCATCATTGGGTTCATCGTGTATATCACGGTGCGGGGGCAGCTCACTCAGTATCTTGGCATCCTGGGTATCGGATCGGCGGCGGTGAATCCGGTGACTACTCTAACACCGGCAACCAACACATCCGGTACGGCGGCATCCGGTATCAATATGCTGTCTACCGGATTGTATGCGCCGATTCCCGCGACAAGTCCTTCACTCGCAAGTACGACTATCGGAAACCAGCAACCGTTACCCATCGCTCCAGTAGTTCCTAGTCCGAACGCGCCGATCACTTTGAACGATGGGACAGTGCTTACAATCTGATGCCCTTCGTTCTTTTAGTTATCGGTGTCTTTTTGCTGGTGTCGGCGATCAGGGGAACTCATGCTCAACTGTTCAGCCTCGTCCAGAGTGATTTCACCGGACCTAACAATTTTGTGTATTGGTTCATCGCGATCTTTTTGATTGGTGCTCTCGGCTACATCGAAAGACTGAAGCCGATTTCGATTGGTCTTTTGACGCTTGTAGTTTTAGTGCTCTTTTTGAGCAAGGGGAATCCAGGAACTTCGGGTGGAGGGTTCTTTCAGCAGTTCACGTCGGCAATCAAAACGGGGACATCCTGATGGCTCAATCGGTATCAGACGAAGCAGTAACGGCAATCATCGCAATCGCCACAGGCGCTATCGGAATTACCATTATTTCGGTATTGGTTTCAAAGAATGCCCAGACACCTCAAGTTTTGCAGGCTGCCGGTAGTGCGTTTTCTGGTATACTTGGAGCGGCTACCGCGCCCGTGACGGGCGGAAGTGCTTTGAGTTTTGGTGGTGGGTCCACGATCTCACCAATCAGCTTGATTTAGGAGAACAAAAATGTCTAACGAATTGATCACCTCGGTTGTGACGGTGCTCACCGCTATCATCGGTGTAGCTATCATCGCAACCCTGGTTTCAAAGAATGCGAATACCGCTGGCGTGATTCAGGCTGGCGGTTCTGCATTCTCTCAATCACTCGGAACCGCGCTATCACCTGTGACAGGTGGTGGTGGATTCGGCTCCTTCACCGGTGGTGGTGGATCGCTGTCATTATCGAATTACTAGGAGTCTTCGCATGTCATGGCTTCTGAGACCACGGAAACCGGCACAGCAGGTGTCGGGTGGGAACTTTCGGATTCGGTCTGGCGAGTTCGGAACTGGCTCGCCGGCTTACGCATTCGAAACAGACGGTCGACCGAGCACATCAATCTACAGCTATCACGAAGGTGATCTGTTTTCGCCGGGTGCGGAGAACTGGGTTTTCGAACCCAATTTTGAACTGCCGCTGATTACGATTTGGGGCAAGGCATTTTTACGTGTTCCGAATACGTTCAATCCTCTACAGAGTGTACAGGTCATGTCAAATCCGAATGTGTTTACGAATGGTCTTGGCGGACCGATCGCGGGTGATGTGATATTGACTGGCTTGATCAACCCCGAGAATCAGACATCAGGATTCGTGGGTGATTTCGCGGAATAGAAACGAGGTAACGTGGATTGGATCAAAGAACATCCGTATCTGACAGGTGGCGGAATTCTTGCCGCGATCATCCTCATTTTCGTGCTGCGTTCTGCTTCGAATGCTTCCTCCGCGCAATCGCAGGCCGTGTACAATCCGGCGGCAGATCCAAACGTGCTGGCTGCACAGGTTCAGGAAGCGCAGATCAACGCAGCATCCGCAGGGAACACGCAGCAATTGCAGGCTGCCCTCAACGTTGCACAGATACAGGCGAATGCGCAAGTCTCTCAATACAACGCCGCTGTGAGCGTTGCCCAGCTACAAGCGAATCAAGCAACGTCTGCTGAAGCGACCCAGAACGCTACTCAACTTTCTCAGACTCAGTATGCGGCCCAAATTGCAGCGCTTCAATCGAACAATCAACTTGCCGGTACCCAAATTCAAACCTCTGCGGCACAAGAGGAACAAAACATCGCAAGTACTGATACGCTCCAAGCGCTGCTCGCTCAATATGGTGCGGCTGAGAATGTTCAAAACACAGCCACGGCGGCGAGTGTTACGAACACCGGAATTCAGGCCCAGGTTGCGGAATTACAATCCAATAACGCTCTAGCAGCTCAGAAAACGATCAGTGATGCCAGTGTCCAAACGAATGCTCAAAATGGTTCAGTCCAGATGTATCTAGGCAATCTGAGTGCCTCGGTTGCGAACAGTCAAACCGCTGCACAACTTGCGGGACTCCTGAATACGAACCAAACGAACCTTGCTATAGTGAACAGCAATAACGGGACCACACAATACGTCACTGCAAATAACAACAATACGGCTGTTAATCTTGCCGGCATCTCCGCGAACACCACGATTACCGCCGATCAGTTAGCGGCGGGTGAACAAAATGAACAAACGGCAGCGACTCAAAGTCTCTACTCTCAATTGATCAGTGCGAATCAGGAGACCACGGACAATCAAGTCAATCAGCAGTTCGGTTATCAGAATAACGTTTTGAATGCCATCAAGGGGATAAATTTTAACCTGGGCGGCGAGGGTGGCCTGAACACGGCAGCGGTTTATGAGTCCGCTCTGGGAGCCAATGCGCCTGCCACGGCTGCTGAGGCTGCCACGGGTTCGGCCAATGCTTCCAGTTCTCCCGCGTCGATTTTGAACGGACTCGCAAATATCTTCAAGGGTATCGGTGGCGTGGGTACTACAAATTCCGCTGGTGGCGGAACCGGTATTGCGGGAGTGATCAACGGATGAATAAGATAGGAGAGTTTTTTTCGAAGCATAAGGTTCCGATCCTGATCGTAGCTGCCGTGATCGGTGTCTACATTCTCTATGAACTTTTCAACTCGTCCAGTTCATCCAATTCTCAAAACGCCGCACTTGCCGCCGCGCAACAACAGGCTGCCCAGGAAGAAGCGGCATTACAGAGCGCTTATGCGGCCCAGGGAACGTCGGGTACGGGAGGATCGTCTGGAACTATCTCCACAAATTTGACGCCCACTGTGGCCGCTGTGGTGGCTGCACCGGTAACCGTACCTTCAGGTGGCCTTACTTGTCCTTCGGGATATCAGCTTGATCCATCCGGCACGCAGTGTATTCAGGTGTCGAATCCGGCACCGATCGCGACGGCACCCAACGGCATCGTTGGAACCGGAACGACTCCACCCGTACCAGTTCAGATTGCCGCTCCCGCCGCGTCGAATGGAGCGACGCCGGCGGGTACCGCCGGACCCGTTCAGGTTTCTTCACAGGGCACCGTAGGCGGTCTCTTACAGCAATGGGCGAACATCCTCGCGCCGAACAATCCGTTTCTGATCAACAATCCGTCACTTGCCGCAGGCGCATCGCAGAACCTCTCATATGCGGTGAACGAATTGTGCGCCACGAATCCTAGCGATCCGTCCTGCTCTCAAAACAATGCCGGATCGGACATCAACGCGATCGTGTCGAATCTCGGCAACTATGGTGGGTCGCCTACTTTCACAGGAGATCATAGTGCCGAGGCCGCGATCAACAATCCGGCTCCTACAACCAATGGGTCAGGTTCGGTGTCTATATTAGGAGGACAGCGCATCTCTAGTGGTCTTTCGAGTGGTGCAATTACACTCACTCCTTTGAGCAGTTCAATTGCTCCAATTGGTACCACTCCTCCGCAACCGGTGACGATTGCCGCTTCAGCGCGTGGCTTGACTTCTGGGTTGCCAACTTTGGCTCCCCAAACTGAGATCAATGGAGAGGCTTTCTAAATTATGAATCCAGTTTTGATTGGTGCTATTGTAGTTGCCGTTTGGGCCTACCTAAAACAAAACCAGGGTGCCCTTTCGTTTCCGATCCTAAATTTTGGGCGTCCGGCGACGGGTGTT